TCAATGGAGTTTGTTTACATAAAAAATGATGGAGTGACATAATGGCTACTTCAGGAACAGTCGCATTCAGACCCGATGTTGAGGAGATAATCACCGAGGCATATGAGCGTTGCGGCATTGATAACCAAACTCGCACAGGCTACCAAGCTGAGACAGCTCGCAGAAGCCTGAACTTATTGTTCAGCGAGTTCGCCAACAGAGGCATAAACTATTGGGCTGTTCAGAATAATACTTTGGCGCTGACGCAGGGCACGACGACTTACACCTTGCCAGTGGGCACGATTGACTTGATGAGCGTTGTTGTTAGGGAAACTGTCGGCGGCACAACTTCTGACACAGTTGTTGAGCGAGTCAGCATTGACGAATACAACCAACTCCCCAACAAAGCCAGCAGCGGCAAGCCTAGCCAATATATGCTAGACAAGCAATACACACCAGTTTTGTATATGTGGCAAGTTCCAGACAGCAATAGCTATAGCCTCGTTTATTGGTCAATAAACCAACTCGAAGATGTAACAGCTTCTAATCAAGACGCAGATATACCTTACAGGTGGAGTGATTGTATTTGTGCTGGGCTGGCTGCAAAGCTGGCAATGAAGGTCGCACCAGAAAGACTAACGATGCTTAACGAGATGTATGAGAGAGCATTTGAGTATGCTGCGAGCACTGACAATGATGGCGTAACACTACGAATCAGACCAACAGGGATGAATCTTAACTAATGGCAAGAGTGAGAAGGGCAACAGGTAAAAAGTCATTAGCGATCGGGGATCGCTCTGGCTTACGTGTGCCTTATACCTCACTCAAGACGACTTGGGATGGATTAAGAGTTGAGCCAGAAGATTGGGAGCCGAAGCACCCGCAACTTGACCCGCCACGCAATGTTGTTGACGCGGTTGCGCTGTTTCAGCCTCGCCCAGACAACGACCCAGAGAATGCTGAGTTTATCGTAGGTTATAATTACGACCCATTCCTTGATCCTCGGCAAAGGCCACCAGTAGGCATTCCTGGGCATGGGCGTGTTGGATTCATAAGCAGGGCACAACTTGAGTTCGAGATCACTGTCACAGGCGTAGCTGGCACAGGCGCAGTTAACGATGTTCAGCCTGCAGTCGGAGTTGACGGAGTTGCAGGAGCAAGCACACTAGGCGATTACACAACAGAGTCTGAGACAGACCCAGCAGAAGTTCCAGGAGTCGCAGCCACAGGCGCAACAGGCACAGCAGTCCCGAACATTGTTATTCAAGTTTCTGTTTCAGGAACAGCAGGCACAGGCGCACTCGGAACATTCTCAACAGGCACAGTTGTTGCTGGTGTTGGTGGCCTCGGCTTCACAGGTCAACCAACAGTTGAAAATGAAATTTCACCATCTGGTGAAGCAGGCACAGGTGCCCTAGGAACATTCACCGAAGAAGCTGAAATAACTGAAACAGGCGTAGCAGGAACAGGCGCAGTCCACATTCTTGGTGAGTCTGACGGAAGCACAGTCAGAGTTAATGTTACAGGCATTGCTGGAATCGCCGCTGTCGGCAATGTCGGTGAAGAAGTCGCAGTCTCTGAGGTCATTGAATCAGGACTCGCAGGCACAGGCGCAGTCGGAGACGGAAGTGCTGTCCCAGTTGCCTCAGGTTGGGGCGATGGCGGTTGGAGCGACGGAGCTTGGGGAACAGGATTATGAATTATACACAACTAGTAACAAATATACAAAACTTCATGGAAGACGACTCCAGCGAGTTGCAAGCTTCCATTGATCAAATCATAGCGCAAGCTGAAGACATGATCTTTCAGCGTTTGCCTTCAATGCCTTGTTACAGAGGAACGACGACAGCAGCGATGGTCGTAGGGACAAGCCAATACGTAATACCAACAGCTCGTATGATTCGGCAGCTGTCAATAACCAATTCTGGCAACACAGTTTACCTAGATCACAGGATTGATTCTTACCTAAAAGACTATTGGCCCAACAGTTCAACAACTGGAACCCCACGTATGTATTCAACTGACACAGCTGGAATAACAGGCACGACCATAACAGTTGCTCCAACCCCAGACGACACATATTCTTACGAAGTTGACTACGTAGCACCCGAAACTGGCCTCTCATCAGGCAATCCAAACACTTGGATTGGTGATAATGCTGAGAATTTGTTGCTTTCTGCGTCGCTTTATGAAACTTCTGCTTTTCTTAAAGCGCCAGAAACGCTAAACTTATATAAGGCGCAGTTTGATGAAGCTGTGCAGCTGTTCCAACAGGAAATGGCTCGCAACTACCAAGCCGAGTATAACGGAGGAATCTAAACTATGGCTATTACCCAAGCAATGTGCACCAGTTTTAAGGAAGATCTGTTGCAAAAAGAACAAAACCTTGAAACAGGCGGCGACACAATTAAAATCGCACTTTTTACTTCTAGTGCAAATCTCGATTCAACGACAACGACATACACAGGCCAAACAGGCGAAGTTTCAGGCACAGGCTACACATCTGGCGGTGTTGCCCTGACTAACCAAGTCGTTGCTACATCAGGGACGACGGCATATTTTGATGCAGACGACCCTGAGTGGACTTCAGCCTCATTCACAACAGCTGGCGCGTTGATCTACAATGACACTCTCGCTGGCAAAAATGCAATCGCAGTCTTAAGTTTCGGCGGCGACTTCACAGTAACGTCAGGCACCTTCCGTATCGTGTTCCCAGCTCCTGGGGCAGCTGCAATCGTGCGTATTGACTAATTAAGAGGATTATGACCCATGCCTAGTACCTATTCAACTAGCCTCCGATTGGAACTCATGGCTGATGGCGAAAAGTCAGGCACATGGGGCACAATCACTAACACCAACTTAGGAACTCTGATTGAGCAAGGTGTTGCTGGGGTTGCCTCGGTAGCTCACGACGACTCAGCCAGCTACACGCTGACTACGAACAACGGATCCTCCGACGAAGCTCGTAACGCAGTTGTGTTGATGACTGGGGCATTGACAGCCGACCGCGAAGTCATTGTTCCTGATGTTGATAAAGTTTATATCTTTAAGAATGGCACCTCTGGAGGTTTTGCACTTACGTTCAAGACTTCTGGCGGGACAGGTGTAACGATCCCTAACGGACGAGCAGCAATTTGTTATGTTGACTCAGGAACTGGGACAGTCAATGCGATTGACGACGGTTACTTCACCGACTCTATTTATATAGAGGGTTCTTCGGCTGGTGACTTCATCACTGCGGAATCAACTAATGCTGGCGCAACTTCTGGCCCAGACATTAAACTTTACCGCAACTCAGCTTCCCCAGCAGACGGGGATGTTCTTTCAAAGATCACCTTCACAGCTAACACCGACAATGGGGCTGGGGGAGTTTCAGTTTCAGACGTTGAATACGCAAGCATCAATGTAAGTGCTCCTGAAACGAACGAGACTTCTGGCGAAGCTGGCAAGATGGTCATCGCGCTGAAGCGTGGCGGCACGACTCAAAACTACATTGAGATCCAAGGCGGCACGAGTGCTGACGCAGATAATGATTCGATCGTTTTCAAAACTGGGGGAAGTGCAGTCCTCACAATCGACAACAATCAAGATATGTTGGTTGACACAGACAGCAAGCTCCAGTTCCGTGACTCTGCTATTTATATTCAATCTGGTTCTGATGGCAATCTTAACATTGAAGCAGACACAGCTATTGCTTTCGACACCGATACTCTATACATTAATAGTTCCACAGATAAAGTGAGTATTGGCACAACTTCTTCTGACGGAACTTTGCATGTTCACACTGGTAGTGCGGGAACTATCACCGCAGCGGCAGCAGCGAATGACCTTGTAGTTGAAAGTGACGACGCTGCTGGCATAAGTATTCTTTTTGATGACACAAACACCAATGCGTATGGTCTTCTTTACTTCGGTAATGAAACTGATGGTAATTCAGATGGTCGTATTGAATATTATGGCTCGACCTATGTCACAACAGGCGACCGCCAAGCAATGTCTTTCCGCGCAGGTAATGTGGAAAGAATGCGGTTGCAAGGCACATCAGTCGTGTTCAACGAGAGTGGTGCGGACACCGACTTCAGCGTCGAGAGCAGTACCAACACTCATGCGCTGTTTGTGGATGCGGGCAACAACACAGT